TTTACTCTTGCTACTCCTGTACTTGCTGGCCTTGGTACTCCCACCAAACAGTTTAGTTCTTGCGTACTCATCAGAAGCGACGACGACCTGGACTCAATTTTTGCGTCCGGAGAAATGATGGCCAAATATGCCAGCAAACGTGCTGGCATTGGTTTGGAAATTGGACGCTTACGTCCATTGGGTAGTCCCATCCGCGGTGGTGAGATTATGCACACAGGTATGATACCGTTCTTGAAAAAGTGGTTCGGCGACCTACGTAGTTGCAGTCAAGGAGGTATTCGTAATGCAAGTGCTACTGTTTTTTATCCTATTTGGCATCATCAGTTTGATGATCTTATTGTACTTAAAAACAATCAAGGAACCGAAGAAACCCGAGTCCGTCATATGGATTATGGGGTTGTGCTTAGTGCTTTCTTCTGGAGACGATTCAAGAACCGAGAAAACATAACCTTCTTTGATCCCAACGAAGTGCCCGAGCTGTATGAGGCCTTCTACAAGGACACTGCAAAGTTTGAAGAACTTTATGTTGAATATGAATCACGACGTGATCTCAGAAAAAAGATCATGAGTGCCGAAGAAGTATTCAAGGGCGGCATCTTAAAAGAACGCACAGACACAGGACGCATCTATCTAGTGTTTATTGACAATGTTATGAATCAAGGTCCGTTCGATCCCGAATACCACACAATTTACCAGAGTAATTTATGCTGTGAAATTCTTTTACCTACTAAATCCTTTAAACGTTTGGATGACAGCGATGGTCGTATTGCACTTTGCACATTGGGCTCAATCAATTGGGGTGCGTTCCGTAACCCAGAAGATATGCGCCGTGCTTGTCGCATATTGCATCGTAGCCTCAATAACATTCTTGACTATCAAGATTTTTTATCCATTCAATCTAAATTATCAAACGATGAAATCAGACCTCTTGGAATTGGACTCACTAATCTTGCATACTGGCATGCTAAACGAGGCTTCCGTTACGGAGAGCAAGACGCCTTGGCTGAAGTCAAGACGTGGATGGAACACCAAGCCTACTACCTAACCGAAGCGTCAGTTGAGCTGGCCAAAGAACGTGGTCGTTGTGAAGGGTCAGATCAGACTCGTTACGGCAAGGGTGTGTTTCCATGGGAACTGCGTGCCAAAGGCGTCAATGAACTCACTGACTTCTCGCCAGAACTGAATTGGGAAGGCCTACGTGCAGAGATGCGCAGTTACGGTGTTCGCAATGCTACCTCAATGGCCATTGCTCCTGTGGAATCAAGCAGCGTGGTAATCAACTCGACCAACGGCATCGAAATGCCCATGAGCTTGATCTCAGTCAAAGAATCCAAGGCAGGTAGTCTTACACAAGTGGTTCCTGAATATCACAAGTTGAAAAACAGATATCAGCTGATGTGGGCACAAAAAGACTGTGATGGCTATTTGAAAACTGCCTCAGTATTGGCAGCTTATGTGGATCAATCAATCAGCACCAACACTTTCTACAATCCTGCACACTTTGAAGGTCGCAAAGTGCCCACTACATTGATTGCCAAAAACTTGATGCAGGCTCATTACTGGGGACTCAAAACATTCTACTACAGTCTGATCAACAAGCAAGGCTCAAAACAAGTAGAAGAGGCAGCGCCGGCAGTTCTAGAAGCCATAGATTTTGACGATCAAGAAGACTGTGAAAGCTGCAAGCTATGAACAGCATTGAACGCATTTGGGCCAGGGCAACTGGGCACTTGATGGGAAAATCAGATCACGATCGTCCAGATGTTCCTATATTAACTCTTCAAGAAGCTCGGATAGCCTTGTGGCTCAAGACTTTTTGGATTATACTACACGTAGTGACTTGCTGCTTTATTATTGCAAACACAATAAGACATTGGTAATGGAATTTTTAAAAAATATCGATTGGCAAAATCATAACGGAGTAAATCTGCCCATGATCAACGACTTTGTTCGAAATCAGTTTTATGATCGAATACTGTCAAGATATGTAAAAGATCAACACTGTACTGACATTGGATTTGGCACAGGCTTGTTGTCCATACTGGCACTCAAACACGGAGCTGTCCATATTCGTGCATTTGAAAGTGACTATGATCGCTATCAACTGGGATGTGAAATTATTGATCAATTGAAATTGTCTGACCGCATTGAGTTAATCAACGAATATTATGATCACAATTATGAACCAACACCAATCACATTTACTGAAACTGTAGATGGCAACTTATGGTGGGAAGGATTATGGAACAGCCTGCCATTTGATAACGAGTCTGTTTTCTTGCCAGGCCAGTATTTTTTAGAAATGTGGGCAGTAGAAATACCCAGTAGTTTTGCACAAGGGCTGTGCGTACCTATGCAAAACCAATCATTCTTCTCTCCAGGGGTAGATATCGACCCTGCATTTGTTTCTGTAGTTAACCAGTTGTCGGGCAACCTGTATGTGGAGTCTGAATCATTGCCACCTGGTATTGTAAACTTTGAACGCCAACAAGAAACTATATGGGGATGGGTGCCGTATCTTCGAGCCGTGGCAGCAGGATCTTGTGTGGCCGGCTACAGTGCTTCGCAGTGGGCAGCAGACACTGAGTTCTTCGAGTTAACCATACCAACTGCTGGTTGGAAAAACAAAACAGTGTTGATTGTACCACGCATGGGCATGCAACAAGATTCAGACAAACTGTATCTAGACACAGGACACTGGGGTGCTGCAATAAAGCCAATTGTATTGGTAAACCCAGTTTCTAATTTGACAGTCACACACCGTGTGATTGACGGACTAATTACATACTCATTGGAATAACATGCTAGAAACAATCTGTGACATCATGGTAGATGCATACAAGCGAAACTGGATCACCAGCCGTGACGGAAATGTCAGCATTCGTCACCACGACCGTGATCACTTTTACATCACACCCAGCGGTGTGCGCAAGCAAACACTGCAACCTGATCAGTTCAAAAAGATCAGCATTGACAAAAGCATTCACAGCGGCTATGGGTCGGCTGCCTTCAACTACAGTTGGAGAGACTTACCTTATTCGGACATCAGTGCAAATTTAAAGCCCAGCGGTGAAATCCCATTGCATTTTGGGTTGCAACGTGAAATGGGCCAACACAAGGATGATGTTCGGGTAGTGGTTCATGTGCATCCTACCTATTGTATTGCTGCCATGCATGCCGGGATTGATCTCAGCACAATCAGCAATGCATTTCCCGAACTGAACCGATACACACGAGTAGCACCCAATGTGGGTGATGTGCCTCCCATCAGTCAAGAGCTTGCAGACCAGTGTCATAAGATGTTACAATTAGACAACAACGGCAACATTGCTTATGACATAGTGGGAATCAAAGGACATGGTGTTGTTGCCATAGACACCAGCCCGTGGCGTGCTTACGAGCATATAGAAAGATTAGAACATATTTGCAAGATAGTACTTGCATCAGGAAACTACAAATGAGCAAACAACAATACAATTTAAAAACAAAAACAGACTATTTGAATCGCAAGATGTTTCTAGACCCATCGGGTCCTGTGACCGTTCAACGATTTGAAGAAGTCAAGTACAACAAGCTGGCCAAGTTTGAACAAGAGGCCCGTGGCTTTTTCTGGGTGCCTGAAGAAGTCAGCCTGACCAAAGATTCGCAAGACTTCAAAGACGCCAGTGACACTGTGAAACATATCTTTACGTCAAATCTCTTGCGTCAAACTGCTCTAGACAGTTTGCAAGGACGCGGTCCCAGTCAGATCTTTACACCTGTGTGCAGTATCCCTGAGCTAGAAGCGGTTATGTACAACTGGAGTTTCTTTGAAACCAACATTCACAGTCGCAGCTACAGTCACATCATTCGCAACATCTACAACGTGCCCAAGGAAGTGTTCAACACCATTCACGACACCGAAGAAATTGTGGACATGGCATCCAGTGTGGGTGATTACTATGACAAGTTGCATGTGATCAACTGCCGCAAAGAAACAGGCAGCGTGGTCACAGAAACAGAACACATTGATGCCATTTGGCTTGCACTCAATGCCAGCTATGCATTGGAAGCATTCCGCTTTATGGTAAGTTTTGCCACCAGCTTGGCCATGGTAGAGAACCGTATCTTTATTGGCAACGGCAATATTATTGGTTTGATTCTGCAAGATGAAATCATGCATAAGGAATGGACTGCTTGGATGATCAATCAAGTGGTCAAAGAAGATCCGCGTTTTGCTGCTGCCAAAGCTCGCTGCGAAGCTGAAGTGTATCAGATGTACCTGGATGTGATTCGTGAAGAAAAAGACTGGGCCAACTACTTGTTCAAGCATGGGCCAGTGATTGGTCTCAACGCCAACATCCTGCGAGACTTTGTGGACTACACTGCCAAGAATGCCCTGCACGAAATTGGCATCAAGTATCTGGAGTCTGCACCCCGTTCGACTCCCATTCCTTGGTTCAACAAGCATGTGGACACCAGCAAGAAACAAACTGCACTGCAAGAGAACGAAAGCACTAATTATGTGATTGGTGTGATGAGTGATTCTCTTGACTACGACGAACTACCAACTCTTTAAGGAAAACAAAATGAAAGCCATTGTATGGTCCAAAGATCAATGTCCCTATTGTGTTCAAGCCAAAGCTCTGTTGGAGAGCCACGGTATTGAATACGAAGAACGTAATGTGTCCAAAGACTGGACCAAGGAACAACTACTAGAAGCTGTGCCAACAGCTCGCACACTACCACAAATCTTCTTGGATGAAGAACATGTGGGCGGATTCACAGAACTCAGAAAGAAACTAACATAATGCAAATAGCACTAGAACCCAATCAAGTATACACATTCAAAATGAACTCAGGCGAAGAAATGGTTGCCAAAGTAAAAATGTCAGGCAGCGACTGGATCTTCCTGGAAGAACCGGTAAGCATTGCGCCTGGACCACAAGGCATGGGACTTGTGCCCAGTTTGTTTACTGCAGATCCCAAGGAAGAAATCCGGTTAAATACTAACAGCGTTTCTTTGATATCTAAAACAGACGATTCAGTCAAAATGAAATATCTAGAAGCAACAACTGGTATCAAAGTACCAGAAAAGAAACTTATACTAGGATAACATGCCAGCAGTGCAGCGTCAAGGTGATTCAGATGCCGGCGGAGGAGTAGCCAATGGTGGTGTTCCTTCGGTCAAAGTCAACGGCCGTCCCATTATGATTCCTGGGCAACCAGTGACTCCACATCCTCCATACCCACGTCGTGGTCGCAATGCACACAACAATGGCAGCACAGTCACAGGCGGCGGCATACCAACAGTTCGTGCAGGTGGACAACCTGTGGTAGTAACTGGCGACGCTGATTCCTGTGGGCATCCTCGCTCAGGCGGCAGTGACAATGTAAGGGCAGGATAATGGGTATCATAACACCTTTGCAGATCATTGCATCTGCTGGACTGTTGGACAATCAAGGACTGAAACCTTTGCCGGCAGCATTGACCACAGCAATCAATCAGTACAATGCTACCACACTGATGCAAAACTTTTTTGCCGCAGTTGACTATTACAAAGCACAAGGTTTTTTCACAGAAAGCACATTTGACCAGTTGATCAGCATTGGTAGTACTGTGTGCCCTGCCCTGGGCAACAGCATACCAGCATCACCAGTGGGCTCATATCCCAACTTGATTGCTGAGTACTTGACCATCAACACAGTCACTGACAACAGTACCATTGATCCGTCTGGGTTTTCAAACTTGATTCAACAAACTGGTTCAGCCTACCTGGGCAATGGCGACATTGGTAGATTTGCACAGGGATTTCTTGCAGTGCAAGGTTACTTGTCCACTGTGAACTCTTTTGTAAATTCTGTGGACAACAGTCAGACCTATCTTGGTCCCACGTTTACCACAATGACAGACCTTGTGACCAACAACATCAGCCGTGTGACCACAGACATACCCAAGTTTGCTGTGGATCTGCGCAACACAGGCCGGTTGATCAATACAGGCAATCTAGAATTGTTTGGCACACCTGCTGGATTACTACAACAACTGGCCACAGTGTCGGGTGCCACAGGAAGCTCATTGCCAGGTGTGCTTGCTCAACTAAAGAACCAAGACGCAGTTGCAACTAGATCAGGGCTCACAGACGCAGAAATCAACACATTGGCTTCGGACAATCGTGTGAGTTTGTTCAACCCAAGAGGTGTCAGCGCCTTGGCATTTGATCAACTGCAAAAAACAGCATATCAAGCAATGACTCAAGTTCGTGGAGCAGAACTGCAGGATGTGTTGTCTGTGCTGGAGATCAGCACTCCCAATATCAACACCATGGCCGATCTGTTGGATCTTGAAAAGATCATGCCCAACAGCTATCAAACTCTGCAGGTGCCCACTGCTGTTGGACCTCAGCCCATATATCTCAGCAACGGTGCAGTGGACCAGACTTTGGCTCCAATTGTGAATGCAATTTTGCCTGCACCTTCGGGCTGCGACGAGCTGGGCAAAATCATTCCCCCGGCCAACGCTGTGTCCAACAAAGCATTTCAGTCTGCACTGCAACAAGTTACCAACATAGCTCAGACTCCTGCACCAAACTTTGCGGTATCCATGGTCGATTTGCCACGTACCGCTTGGACCAACACAGTACCATATCAGGCCAATGCTGTGGTAGCACTGGCCCCTGCTTCTCCAGCTGGCCCTGCACAATTGTTGCCCGACACTGTGTTTTATAGAGCACAGCAAGATGTTGATGCGGGCACCAACATTGTGGACACCAATTACTGGCAACCATACACTCCTGAAGGCATCAGCACCATGGCTGATTTACCGCTGATCGAAGCGTTGACCTCGGCAGTACCTGCATCAGTGGCCACTGCTTTCAATGCTGAAGCGGCCACAGGCACAGGCCCCAATGGCACTGTGACTGTTTGTGATGTGATTGGTACAGCTACAGACCACTGGGACTTTGCTGCCAGACTGGACACTGCTACCACTGCCATCAACACATTGCAAACTGCTGGTAGCCTGACCACACTGAACAACGCATATGTGGCCATTGTGAGTGCTGTAAACGATGCCGCTGTGTTGACACAAATTGGCAACGCCAATGCTGCCATAGCCGCACTCAGTGCTGATCCTCAAGTGCCTGTGTTAAACACTGCCTGGAACTACATAGCCAACTATCTCAATCTAGAAAAAGGTTTTCAAAATCAAGCCGCACTGAATTATTTTGAACTGGTGTCTGACGAAAAAGTCAGTGTGTATGCCCTGGCCCAAAGTCTTGGTCAGTTTGGCACACAGTGTCAGGCCTGCGGTCCAAATCAGTTTTTGCAAGATGTTGTGGACCAGACCACGCTGACAGGACAGGCCGTGATCGGCGCTCTGCGCGAAGGCCAAAATCAAGCCCAGTTGTCTGCTGCCGGTCTACAAGTAGACATAACTCCCAACGCCACGCCTGAAATCACTCCGCCTTGTGCAGTAAATCCAGTGACTTGACCTTTAATCAACTCCTTGCTATAATATGCTATCAAACAAGGAGTCACGATGTCTTTGCCCAAAACTGTAACTATGACACGACACGGTGGTCGCTTTTGGCGTGCACAGGCCTTTGGCTTGACAATCAGCATCGCTGCCTTGGTACCAGTTCTAGTAGCACTTATACTGGCCATCATAAACCCATTTTGGTTTCGTGATGGATTTTTTAACTGGGTAGAACGCACAGTAAATCGCATCACCGTTTGGCGCAATCGCCTCACTTACCGCATATATTTGGGCACGGACCCTGAAATCTGGCATGCACTCAAGGACCCACAAAAGTAATACTTTTTTACTTGACCAATAAATCCCGTTTTGCTATAATTAACACTTGAAAACTAATCGAGGGTCAGCAATGAAACTACATATCCAGACATATTTTTTTGTCACCCACTTGACAGGTGGCCTTGCTTTTGGTAAAAGTTTCAACAACTACTTTTATATTCCCGATGAGCAAACATATAAAAAACATTTTCGAAAACCCCAGAAATTATTTGAGTTTGTTACATACGAGTTAGAACCCCAGATACGATTGAATAATAAAAAAATACAGGAAAATCCCAAACGGTATCGAGAAATAGTAACGTGGTTCGATATAGTTGACAACGATTTTCTTACAGATTATGAGCAGATACAATTACGACGACACGGCGAAATTTGTGATCCTACCCCAATTATTTAGGGCTACAATCTGCTTAATTTTTAAGCAGATTTTGTTGTAAAAATACAACACACGTTTTGGTTGACCAAATATTCCCAATTTGCTATAATACTTGTATAGTAATTAAAAAGGAGCCAAAGATGTCATACGTAATCGTAGCCAAAGGTACCGGTCTTATTGTTACAGACGGGCCCAACAAGACTCGTGCATACAAAACTTTTGGTGCCGCCAAAGCAACTCGTACTAGACTTTGTACCAAAGCTGGTTGGAACGAAAGCCAACTCAACATTGTTGCTCGTGACACTTACCAGGCTCCCAAGATCACTGTTAAGAATTTAATGACGGGTAAGGCAGTAGAAATTGATGCTGACACACCTTGGGCTTGCCGTGTAGATAGCGAAGCATACTGGAGCAATTGATATGAAAATCGTTTACAATAGTTTATTGTCAGGTTGGTTCATTGTGCGTGGCGCACACCAAACGCCCATCAGTGGACGTTTTGAAACCAAGGAAGCCGCATTAGCACACCTGCGTAGACGCAACCCTTTTCACACAGGAGTTTGATATGATCAGCATCAAAGACGTTAATTCTGCAATCATGTTTGGTAACTTTACCAACACTGAACTCACCAGCATTATCGATGCTGTGAAATATGCACGGGCTCAGCTCACACAACAAACCAAACGCAGTCTCATGCTAGGCGATACTGTGAAGTTTACCAGCAACCGCAACGGCCGTACCTATACTGGCACCGTTCGTAAAATTGCCATCAAGTTTGTGACAGTTGACACTGGTCAAATGTTGTTCAAAGTCCCTGCCAACATGTTGGAGGCCGCATAATGGGACTGGATATGTACGCCTACGTGGCACACAAAGCAGGCCAACAAGAAGAATATTGGCAACAGGATGCTGATGCCACTGGTGTTTTTAAGCCACGTGAGATTGCTTACTGGCGCAAGCATCCTAACCTTCATGGCTGGATGCGTCGGCTGTGGGAATCAAAAGGCAACTCAGGTGACTTCAATGGCGACGAACTAGAATTGACCTGGCAGGATCTTGATGAGCTTGAACAGGCAGTAATGCATGGGCAGTTGCCGGGCACAACAGGATTTTTCTTTGGCGATGACTCAGACGAGCACTATCGTGAAAGTGATCTGGAGTTTGTTCGGAATGCTCGTGCTGAGTTGTTCTTGGGCTTAAAAGTGTTTTATAATTCCAGCTGGTAAGAGCGTAAATATGATCAATGAAATCAACTTTAGTGACCCCAGGTTCAACAGCATAATGGCAGCTGGTTGGATACGAGATTTAGAGAGTTCGGACAGCCGACTGCACAAAGAACGAGTGATTGAAAAAGCCTTGATGGCTGCAAAACTAGGCAGCGGTGATGCACAGATTTTCCTGTTCAACTGCTACCAGGCCTACAATCCTTTCTACACATTCAATGTCAAACAAGTGCCAGAAACCTCAGGCCTAACTGGTCGCGACAATCCTTGGCCAGTGTTCTGGGCCTTGCTGGAAGATCTACGTACCCGTGGCGTCACCGGCGGCGCGGCACGTGCTAGGATCCAGGATTTGTCGGAACAGTTTGACAGCGAAGAATGGAACTTGATGTGTCGTCCTGTAATCATCAAAGACCTGCGTTGCGGCATCTCGGAAAAGACCATCAACAAGGTTGTGGGCAACACAGAGTGGCGTATTCCTGTGTTTGGTGTACAACTAGCACAGGATAGCACAGATCAGCCCAAGAAAATGAAAGGCATCAAACGCCTGGAAGTCAAACTAGATGGTGTGCGTGTGATTGCTGTGGTACAAGGTGCCACTTGCACACTGTACAGTCGCAATGGCAAGACGTTTGAAAACTTCCCGCAGATTGCCGAAGCAATCGAAGATGCTCGCCGAGCATTCCAATACGGTCGCGGCACCGGCGGCCACTTTGTACTGGACGGTGAGATTGTGGGCGAGAGCTTCCAAAAACTCATGAAGCAGGCACATCGCAAAAGCGATGCCCAAACAGATGGCATGGTGTATCATATTTTTGACATTATTCCCCTGGATGCACTCAAAGAAGGCCATTGGAATGTAAAACAACAGTCTCGCCTGGAGTGGTTGGAATCGGCTCAATCCGCGCTGGAACAAACTGATTGTTTGCGGATCATGCCCGGCATGAATGTGGATCTGGACACAGCAGAAGGCCATGATGTCATGCGCCGCTTTGCTGAAGCTTCGGTGGCACAGGGCTACGAAGGCATCATGATCAAGAATCTGGACGCACCCTACATCTGCAAGCGATCAGATTACTGGATGAAATGGAAACCCACTATCACAGTTGACTTGACCATTGTGGGTTTTGAAGAAGGTACTGGTCGCAATGCAGGACGACTCGGTGCTATAATTTACGAAGGAGTTGACAATGACAGAAATATTCGGGTTAATGTTGGTACTGGTTATAGCGATAGCGATCGCGATGAGTTTTGGTCCCTACGGGATCAGCTACTTGGTGTCATCGGTGAAATCCAAGCTGATGCAGTTACGCAAAACCAAGACGGAACATACAGTCTGAGATTCCCTCGGCATGTACGGTTCCGTGGTTTTGAACCAGGAGAGAAACTGTGAGAAAAGGTTTAGAAATTGATTTTGATACTGCAGATCGAATCACTGTGATCACGCTGAAAGAACAGCGCAAGTATCTCAAGAAAGAACTAGCTGACTTTAAAAAAGGCAATTACCTGCATCCTGAAGATGTTGTCAACAATACTCGCTTGGTGCAGGCTCTTGATCTTGTTATTGATTACTATGGTGGTTAAATGAAAATTGGACTCAGCTTCAGTCGATGTGTGCGTGACATTGTGGACGGTACTGTGGACATCAACGATGTGTTGGTGGTAATCTCCCGCACTGACTTTGACCCGCACGATGACGAACAATGGCAGGGTATCTGGACTGGATACGGCGGCGGCCAGCAGTTTGGCAGTCCATTTAGTAGCCCAGAATGGATAGACTATCCCACTGAAGACGAAGTTAAATTTCGTAATGTTAGCATCCAACTTTGGGACGAAGGCAAACTTCACCAGCCTCGCAAGTTTGGTACTCGTCCTCGACGCCGACCTGAAATTTGGTTGGAAACTGTGTTGCCAGATTCCGAACTGGAATCACGCCCGGCAGTCAAAGAAGCCTGGAACAATTTTCAACTGTTGGCCGGACTAACTGGCGTTAAACTGGACCGAAAATACCAATGAAAAAAATCTACTATGTCAAAGAGGGTCGTAGATACAAACCTGTGAGTGAATACGACAGCGATCTTGTGGATAGTTTTCACAGAGGCACTCACCTGGTGATGGTGTACCCCGGTGGATCCAGCCGTAGGTACAACATTGATCCAGCGTATGCTCCTATGATTGCCGCAGGACGTTACGCAGAAGATGCTATCTGTCGAGCCATGTTGACAGCCAGCGAACTCCGGCCACAGCGTACTCCAATTACTCTAGCACAGCAACGAGCTTGGAAAAAACTAGCCAAAGAGATGGGAGATGAATTATGTACCCTGACTGGCCTCAGTGTACGAGATTGTGCCGAAGCTGGCGTGCAAGCCATGCAGGCTGAAGCACTCCAACTAATGCAACACCCTGCTGTTCGTGATGCCTACGAACAGTTTCAACTGGTATGCAAACTTGTAAAGGAACAACAAAATGTCCACAATTGAAGAACAAGAAAAACTCATTGCACATTTGAAATTCACTCCACGCACCTACAAAATTCAATTGTGGGGCTATGGCGGCGAGTATGTGATGGGCACTGTGTCACGTGAAATCTACGACTATTTTAGAGAGCACAGACTCAGTGTACCAGACTATGCCTGGGGCGGTGACGAGTTTGATGATGTGCCCGAAGACATGCGACCATTTGAGCCAGGATCATACTATGACTGTGACAACATTGGACATGTCAATGGCGTTGATCGTAATTCTGGTACCATGCAGGTCTTGGACGAAAATGGCACTGTGGTCTACGAACGAGATCTGTCTGGCCTAGATGGATGTGATGTGCAACTCAGCACATTTGAGGAAGTTTGGGTTGACAGTCAACCGCCTGGCACGGTTGTGTATTTTGGCCATACATCCGA